TTAAAAAATTGTGTTAAACTTTGTAAAGCTGGAGGCATGTTTATTTTTACATGTGCGTCTACAGGAAGAGCAGAACATGGAACGGCTAGAACCTCAACTGGTGATGCTCCATTATTAAAAGGTGAATGGTCAAATTATTATAAAAATTTAACTGAGCAAGATATTAGAGAAGTTTTAAATATTGAAGGTATCTTTTCAGAGTTTCAATTTTATTACGAACCTAATCACAAAGATTTATATTTTTGGGGTATTAAAAAAAAGGGTCCTAAAATTTGGACTCATTTAATTTGGGATGAAGATAGAAATTTAGGTAAAGGTTATAATGATGCAATTAATCAACATCCAGATGAAGACTGGGTAGCAGTGGTTGATCATGATGCTATGTTCACGACTATGGATTGGTATACTCAATTACAACAATGTATTAATTCAAATCCTAATGCAGCAGCTTTTACAAGTAGAACAAATAGAGTTGCTTGTATGGAATTACTCACAGTAGGTGTGGACCCACATAATCATGACTACGCTTATCATAGACGTGTTGGACAACATTTAAGTAAAAAATTTTGGGGACAAGTAGGAACTTATAAAAAAGAAAGAGCTGGTAATTGGAGTGGTATTTTTATTTGTGTTAACGTAGGAAGAATGAAAGAAATTGGTGGATTTGTTGATAATGGCAAATGGTTTGGACAAGATCAACTAACACATAAAAGGATTGTAGAATCTAAATATGATTTTTGCGTATGCAATGGAATTTATATTTATCATTGGTATAAAGCTGAAAAGCCTTATGATCATTCAAAACAAACAATAGACTCTTTAGAGATGGCTCATTTAGAATCAATTAGATTAACTTCATGCTAGATTATAATACTACTCAAAGACTCAAAACTTTAATAAATAAAAAAATTGATGATACCAAAGAACATATTTGTTATGGGGTTGATTCGTTTGAAAATCTAATGTATGCTAGAGGCAGACTCAGCGGTCTTGAATCGCTGCTTCAGGATATTAATAACCTGCACAAGGAGGATAACGATGACATTGATAAAACCTAAAAATCCTTTCTCTTCTGAGAAAAAAGAAACGGTTGAATCACAAATTCCGACAGACCCCAAAGGCATAAAAGAATATCTTAACATAATACCGACTCCTGTAGGATATAGGATGCTCGTAAGACCTTGGTCCGGTAAAAAGAAGACCAAAGGTGGAATTATACTTTCCGATGAAACTAATGACAAAATTGCAATGACAACAGTTGTTGGACTTGTAGTTAAAATGGGAGATCTTTGTTACAAAGACAAAGATAAATTTCCTACTGGTCCTTGGTGTAAGGAAGGTCAATTCGTAGTTTATGGTAGATATGCAGGTTCGAGGTTCCAAACAAAATTTGGAGAACACCGAATCTTAAATGACGATGAGATCATAGGAACAATAAAAATGCCAGAAGATATTCTCCACTTATTTTAAGGAGGATACACATGGCAGAAACTAAGGACTACAGCGCAGAAGCGTTGTTGCGTAAAGAAAAAGAAGTTGAGCTTGACACTGATAACGTAAAAGAAACAGATGTTGAGGTCAAAGAAGAGGCTCCTAAAGAAGAAAAAGAACCCAATTTAAACGTTGGTGAAGTTGATTTAGGATATACCGATCATCCAGCTAAGGATGAAAAAAAAGAAGACCCTAAGCCTAAAATCGAAATCAAAGAAGAAACACAACCTGAAGTTTCACGTGAAACATCAGAAAAAAAAGAAGAGGCTCAGGAAGAAAAAGAAAAACCTAATCTGCAAGAACACAATAGGAATTATCAAAAAAGAATAGATAAACTTGTGTTTAAAGCTAAAGAAGCTGAACGAAGAGAACAAGCTGCTTTAGAATATGCAAAAGGTTTGAAACAAAAGTTTGAAACTACTGATATGAAGTTTCAAGAAAAAGACGAGGCGTATCTAAAAGAACTAGATGCCCGAGTTGATGCTCAAAGAGAGCAAGTAAAAGTAGCTATGAAGCAGGCAATGGAAGCTCAGGACCCTGCTAAATTAGTTGAGGCCAACGATAAATTAACTCAGTTAGCTGTAGAAAAAGAAAAAGCTAGATTAGAGTTAGCTAATCGAGAAGCCATTAAAAAACAACAAGAAGAAAATAAACAACAAAACGTACAGGCAGAAACCTCACAGAGTCCACAAACACCAGGAAAGATAACGCCTAAAGCAAAAGAATGGGCTGAATCTAACCCTTGGTTTGGTACTGATGAAGTTATGACTAATGCAGCAATTACTATTCACAATAATATTGCACGTGAAGGTATTGAACTAGACTCAGACGAGTATTATACTGAAGTAAATACAAGACTTCAGAAATACTTTCCTGAAGCTCTTAGTACGGACGAAAAGCCAAAAGTAGAGAAACCGAAACCCGTCCAAACGGTTGCCTCGGCTGGTCGTTCGCAGCAAGGACGCAGAACTGTGAAACTCACAAAATCACAGGTTGCTATTGCAAATAGATTAAATGTGCCACTAG